TCCAGTGCAAGAGCCACAAAGAAGGAGGGCTGTTTATTGTTGAGCTTTGCTAAGTCCTTTAACCAGGAATAAAACTGAGGGTCTATGTCCTCCTCGTCTATCAACTCAGCAAAGTATTGTTCCTCTAAGTACTTATCCATGTGTTCTACCTTTCAGGGGTAAACTCAATAACATTTTCAGTACTGGACATTTCTTCTGCCAAAGCAGCATACCCTGCTATGTCTATAAAGCTATCCGAAGTATGCTTATGAACTAGCCTAGCTACCTTAAGAAGTATCAACATAACTGCTACGTCCTCTGGTTTCAGTCCGTACTCTTCGTCTAGGTATGTGTTCCATAGAGCAGCGATACGTTTGTGATTGTCGTAAGCATCTCCATAGTCGTTGGCACGTTGACCGTTTATGATAGTCTGAGCTTCTTTAAGAACTTCATTCCTATTCATTATTATACTCCTCTTCATCTTGAATGTCAACATCAAACTCTCGTCGCAGGTTATCCATAGTGTCCTCAACTACGTCCTCGAATCTCTCAAGAATATCTTCACTGGTAATATCCAGAAAGTCACAAAGAAATTCAGGATCAGTAATAGCGGCAAGTCTCCTAATGAACTGTTCATTTGATAAAGGCATCGGTAATATCCTCCAATGTGTACCACTTGAACCCTTCTTTTTCACACCATTCTGACATATTCATTTTACTTCCTTTCCTAAGTTTTTTGTTTGGGTTATACAGAAGAAAAACCAACTGTCTTTTTTTTGGTAGACTGTCCCGTATTGCTTTGTACTTCTGCGTGTCACCGACTCTGAAGTATCCCTTAGCCTCCACAAGAATATCTATTTTGTTTTTATTGTTTCTCCCTACAAAGTCAGGGATGTAATTTTTGTGGATGACATAAGGGACCTTCTCTGATTCGTACTTACAGTACTTTTTCAGTAAGAGACCGGCTGTCTCCTCAAACTTATTCCGATACTTTTGAGCCACTCTTCTTAGCCTTGGTTTCTTTTGTGAGGGCTTGAGTCATGCCCCCTGTCTGAGAAACAAAAGGTGTACCATGTAAAACCCACCCATCGTTAAGTAACTCAGTCACTTGTTGCTCGAAGCGGTCATGGCGTGGGGTGTTAATAACTTTAAATTCAATCATTGACGTTCTCCTGTTCATCTAGGTTGATCTCTGGGTGGGGTACACCCTTGCGGTTCTTAGGCACGTTTACGACAGTAGTTAAAAACTTTGGACCCGATCCTGTAAAGAATGCGCGAACTTCGGGGTAGCAGATACGTTTGTACTGACAATACGAGCAGGTAGTACACAGTTTTAAGTTGCCTGACTTCCCATCCTCTTCGGGAGAATAGCATCTTGAAGGTCGGTCTTCCTGCTTTACGGACTTTTTTACATGCTCAATCCTTTCCTCAATATCACCTGAGAAATGCTCGTGCATAGGATCACTTGTGTTGTCCAAGTCATACTCAAGGACAGCCAGCTTGCCACTGTCTCTGTCCATAGCAAGCCACGCCCACTTACGTTCTCCTTCCGCATGGGCATAGGCCTTGATCTGATCGACGTAACCAAAGTCATCGTTAGCCGCCAGTGTTCTGTCTTTGAATTTCATAAGGCCATACTTGGTGGTGGACTTAACGTCCGTTACAATGCCATCAATTTTACAGTCCATGTGACCCTTGACTCCACCAACGGACACTTCCTTCTGTTCGTCCGTTACCTCATGTCCGGTAAGACGCACAAGAAACAGGAGCATCTCCTCAATCATGTGACCGTACATAAACTTGATAAGAGTGTGGGGCTTGATACGCTCACCCCTGTAGCCGTTGTAGGCAAACCACTGGATAAGATCATTCTTACCCACCGACGAAAGGCGTAGTTTCCTACCGTCCCTACGTCCACCCGGAAGGAACTCCTTACGCATGATGTCCTTCATGGCTTCTCCGAACTTGTCTATCTCCTCCTCAACGTCCACACCATCACCAGTGTTTCTGTTGACCATGAGGGTATAGATGTCTTCGACTAGGGTATCCATGTTCTTTTCCATTATACTCTCCTATTAGTGGGTCTCTGCCCACGATTGCCCCACCTTGTACTCTCCGTCCAGTGGGCATTTAAGTGACATCCGATCCCCAGCAGCCTTGATACACTCTACGGCCAGCCAGCCTAGCTTCTCTGCTTGGTCCTCTTTGACCTCCACTTGAAACTCATCGTGAATATTACCTACAAACTTGTACTCTATATTATGTATTGTAGCATACTCATCAAGTATCGTCAAGGACTTCTTCATTATTACTGCACCCGCTGACTGTAGAAGTGTATTCAAGGCGGCGTGTTCACTCCGCAGTACTAGC